GAGTTGAAATTGCTGTTGGCAACATAACAACTAAAGCTAATGCTACAGCAATCGTTACAACAAACAGACAAAATTTATCAACTGGCACAGTTACAATTAAAGCAAATGCTACAGCATTAGTTACAGGTCAAGGACTTGAAATAGCTGTACCAACAGGTATTAATATTAAACAATGGGATGGTGTATTACCAGGCGCAAGTCAAGTATGGGTACCTATTCAAACTAATAGAGGATCGTAATGTTTTTTGGAGCAACTTCATTTTCAGCAGCACCTTTTGCAGGAGTAGGAGTAGTAAATATAACTGTTCAACCTACTGGAAATCGTATAAACCTTTCAATTGGCAATACTAATGTTGGTTTAGTTACTACTGTTCCTGTTATAGGCAAAGGATTTACACTTGCAACAGACACTGTAAATGTGATAACATGGACAAGGATTCCCCCAGGGGCATCACAAATATGGATCCCAATAGATCCAGACAATCCGTAGGAGAATAAATGGCAAGTACATATTCAAGTGACTTAAAATTAGAATTAATGACAACAGGTGAAAAATCAGGAACCTGGGGTACTATTACAAATACAAACTTACAACAATTAGAACAAGCTGCTTCTGGCTATATTGAAGTAGATGTAGCTGCATCAGACGTAGCATTAGCTTTATCAAATGGAGCTGTATCTAATGGTAAAAATTTATACTTTAAATTAACAGGAACATTAACAGGTAACAGAAACGTTACGATGCCTGATTCAGCTGAAAGAGTATTCATAGTTCAAGATGCAACTTCAAGATCAGCTTCTTTATATAGTTTAACAGTTAAAACAGTATCAGGTACAGGAGTTGCCATTCCAGTAGGTTCTACAAATTTATTATATTCAGATGGTACCAATATTAGTTTAGGTTTAAGAACAAAAGGTTATGTTACACCTGGCGCAACTTATACAACAGTTAATGGAGATCAAGTTTTAGTAGATACTTCAGGAGGTGGTATTGGTGCACCTGTAACAATTAATTTACCTGCTTCACCATCAGTAGGAAATGAAGTTCACTTTATAGATTCAGGCTCAAACCTTGCATCTAACAATTTAACTATCGGTAGAAACGGTTCTAATATCTTAGGATCAGCTTCTGATTTAGTAGTTTCAACAAACGCAGCAGCGTTTACACTAGTATATGTCAATGCAACAAGAGGCTGGGCATATAAAGATAACATATAGGAGGTTGAATGCCTCTTCAGCAAGTTAGATTCTTACCAGGCATAGACAAAGAAAACACATCAGTAGGAGCTCAAGGTCGTTGGGTTGATTCTGATAATGTTAGATTTAGATATGGTTTACCTGAAAAGGTTTCTGGTTGGTCTTCTTTAATTACAGATACTATTGTTGGTGTATGTCGAAAGCAACATGCTTTCGTAGATATCTCTGGAAATAGATACGTAGCATTAGGCACAGATAAATTTTTACTTATCTATTTTGAAGGTCAACTTTATGATATTACACCTGTAAGAACAACTTTATCATCAGCAACTATTGCAACAACAGATACTTCAGCTGTTTGTACAATTACAACTGGATCAGCTCATGGATTAATTGCAGGCGATATTGTTTTATTAGATAATGTCACTTTACCTGGTGGTACAGGTTATGTAGATGCTGACTTTGAAAATAAATTATTTCAAGTTACAGGAATAAATTCAACTACTGTATTTACCATTACACAATCAACAGCAGCAACAGCAACGGTTGCAACAGGTGGAAGCATAGATGTTATTCCTTATGAAAACGTTGGTCCAGCAGAACAATCTTATGGTTATGGTTGGGGAACAGATACATGGGGCGCAGGTGGTTGGGGAGATGCTTCTTCAGCACAAGATGTAATTCTTGAACCAGGACTTTGGTCTTTAGATAACTTTGGTCAAGTACTAATTGCAACGATTGCAAACGGAAAAACATTTACATGGAACGCTGGTGCAGCAACTCCATTAACAGTTAGAGCCTCAACATCAACTTCAGGGTTTGAGACTACAAGTAACCCTACAGCAACTAGACTTAGTTTAGTATCACCTACTACAAGACACTTATGTCACTTTGGTACAGAAACAACGATCGGCGATACGACTACACAAGATGACATGTTCATTAGATTTTCGGATCAAGAAAATATTAACTTGTACACACAAACAGCTGTTAACACAGCAGGTAGTTTTAGATTGCAAGATGGAACGCGGATCGTGGGTGCATTAAAAGCTAAAGAAACAATTCTAGTTTGGACAGATAATGCATTATATACAATGAAATACGTAGGTGCGCCTTTTACATTTGGATTTGAACAAGTGGGTACAAACTGTGGATTGATTGGTAAAAATGCAGCTATTGAGATAGATGGTGTTGCTTATTGGATGAGTTCAAATGGATTCTTTCTGTTTGATGGTACTGTAAAATCAATGGCGTGTTCAGTAGAAGATTATGTTTTTAATCAAATCGATACAACAAAAGGACAACAAGTTGCAGCCGGAATAGATAACTTACATACAGAAGTAATTTGGTACTATACATCTACTTCTTCTGATTTTAATGATCAATATGTAGTTTACAACTACGGTGAAACAGCAATGAATGGTGGAAATGCGGTTTGGTATATTGGTACAGAAGCAAGAACATCTTGGATTGATGCAGTTGTATATCCAAATCCTTTTGCAACTAAATATGATTCAACAGCAACAGGTACTTTTCCAGTTATTGTAGGAGAAGATGGTTTAGGACAAACAACCTATTTTGAACAACATGTAGGAACAGATCAAGTTAATCCGGACGGAAGTACAACAGCTGTTACTTCATATATTAAATCTTTTGATTTTGATTTAAAATTAGATGGAACAGACGGTGAAATTTTTTTAGCTATGAGAAGATTTATTCCTGATTTTAAAAATTTACAAGGTGATGTACAAGTTACATTAGCAGTTAAAAGATATCCATCACAATCAGACACTGTTACTACATTGAGTCCATTTACAATTACAACATCAACAACTAAAGTAGACACACGTGCAAGAGGACGATACTGTAATATTAAAATAGAAAATGATAGTATTAGTGAAGATTGGAGATTTGGAACTTTAAATTTAGATTTACAACCAGATGGTAGAAGATAATGGCAAAGATTAATGTAAGATTACCAGAACCTAAAACAACCTATGATGTTTCTAACCAAAAACAAATTAATAGAGCTATTCAAGGAATAGTAGAACAATTAAATTCTACATACTTACAAGAATTAAAAGAAGATAGTGAACGTTATGCTTGGTTTAAAGCTGGCGGAAATGGAGATTGCTAATGAGTTGTAATAATGTAAATGTAGAACCTTTAGTTATTGGTGGTGGAAATGGATCAAATGCTTATGATGCATTTGGAAGATTAAGAGTTTCTAATCCATTTACTATTTTTGATAGTACAAATGTAATGTCAAAGAACAATCTCTTTGATGAAGCATTAACTGGATCAGGTACAGTTACATATACAGCAAATAAATCTACAGTTAATTTAAATGTAACTACAGCTAGTGGCGATAAAGTCATAAGGCAATCAAAAAGAGTTATGTCTTATCAACCAGGTAAGTCATTATTTATATTTAATACATTTGTAATGAATGCACAAGAATCTGGATTAGAACAACGTGTTGGAAGTTTTGATGCAAACAATGGAATTTTTTTTGAAGACACTGGAACAGGTTATCAAATTGTAAGAAGAAGTTATACATCAGGTTCAAGTGTTGATGATCCAATTGCACAGTCAGCTTGGAATGGTGATAAATTAGATGGTACAGGAGCTTCTGGCTATACACTCTATCCAACTAAAGCAACTATTTTATTTACGGATTATGAATGGTTGGGTATGGGATCCGTTAGAGTTGGTTTTGTAATAGATGGTAAATTCATTACAGCACATACATTTTATAATGCTAATAATTTATCAACTGTTTATATGCAAACTGCAAACTTACCTATTAGGTATGAAATAGAAACGACAGGAACGATATCTGGTGCAGCTGTATTACAACAAGTATGTTCTTCTTGTATGATTGAAGGTGG